CTAGTGCTTCTTCAGCATTTTTATAGAAGTCACCTGTTGAGTGGTCTCCGATTCCTACCCCATTGTTACCAAGTAATTCAAGAGATAATAATGCCTTTGCTTTATCTGCCTGTGCAGATGTTCTTAACATGTTTACTAATTTGTTCATTTTAAAATTATATTTATAAGTTTATTAAATTGTTTAGTCATTGGTTGTGGTAACTCATCTTTACCAAAATATCCGAATTCAGTATGTTCGTCACCATCAGGTGCATTTTCTAAGTCAGGGTAAATTTCCTCATTAACATCCATTAAGTAACAATAGAATGTCCCTTTCTCTTTAGACCCATCTCTATTATATCTTTTGATAATCGCAGCAAAAACAATATCTTCAATAACAGGTAAATTCGTTTCTTCTGTAAATTCTCTCACAGCACCATCCTTAGTATTTTCACCTTCCTCTACACTTCCTGCAGGACAAGACCAAAACCCTGGTAAAGTTGTTTCTGAATTCCTCTTACAAAGTAAAACTTTGTTATCACATCTTACGATAATTCCCGCGTATTTTTTCATTTATTACTTGTTATGTATATTTATATGGTATGAAAGTAATTATAAAAAATAATATTTTAAAAGTCAAAGTTTCTTCCACTAAAAAATCCATAACTGATGGAATGATGGGAAAAAGATTTGACGAGTCCTTTGATGGTATGTTATTTTTTATGCCTGAACGTACCGAACAAAGTTTTTGGATGTATAATTGTATCATACCATTAGACATTATTTTCATAGATGGAACAACAATAACTAAAATTCATTCTAACTGTCAACCATGTAATGATAAGAAAAATTGTGAATCATATCAAGGATTTGGTGATACAGTTTTAGAGGTCTCTGGTGGTTTTTGTGAAGAACAAGGCATAAAAAAAGGAGACATCGTCTCCTTCTCTTTATTTTAAAGTTGTCTTAATTGTTTTAAGCTATATCAAATTTTTGTAATTCTTCAATTGAGTGTTCTCTAGCTCTTCTTTTAGGACTTCCTGAATTAACATCAGCAAAATATAATGTAGACTCTTTAGGGTTACTAAACTCAGGTACACCTTTACTGGTTAAAAATTTTACAGCAACTTCCGCAGCTATTTTATCGTCTAACATCTTATCAGGGTCACTAACGATATCAATACCGACTTTATTTCCATATTTTTGATAATTAGCCTTACCGGTTAATTGATTGTAACCTCTACCAACATACTTTGAACCATCGTCTTTATTATTATTACCAATTCTACCATTATATACTAAATTGAAGAACTTATCATAGTCTCTCTTTAAATTATTTAATTCTGAGTCAGACATATTTCTAGTTTTCGAAAATATTTTATTAATTCTTGTGTTAGATGTATTTTGATATCCTCTTTCTTTTTTATTTATAAAGTGAGTTTCTTTACCTATCACTGCTAACATACCTACTTGAGCAACTGGGTCTGTAACACCGTTCTCAACCATAGTATCAATTAATCTTTGTATACCTTTAGCTGACCTACCTGAGTAAGTATGAGTTATCTTACCATCTAATGTTGAAAACTCCTTACTCGAATATGTATATTTTTCTATATCCTCATCTTTTATACCCTCATCTTTTAATTTATTATACATTAAATCTTTAGTTCCAGTAGAAAAAATCCCGTTTTCCTCTAATTCGTTGTCTCTCTTAAATTTATTTAACGCTCTTTCTGTTTCGGGTCCGAATAGCCCATCGACACCATACACCGGTAATTTATAACCTAATAAAGATAATCCAATCTGAAATGACTCAACATCTTGTTTAAATCTCATATTTTTACGGTCACTTCTTTCGATGTCTCCTTCAATATTGTTAATATTAACTAATAATTGATTACTATCAGCATCGACCAATTCCGCCTTTTCTGCTTGTTCATTTAAACCTTTGGACTCATTGATTTTTTCTTTAAGTTTTCTTACGAATTCTTTTTGAATCATCTTAACAAACTTAACATATGGTGAATCACCCCTATCTTTACTATACTTGTACTTACCTTCAGGTTTTCTCTTACCTCTTCCGAAGTAATTTAACGCAGATATATTTGTAATACATTTGTGTCCACCTGAGTTAGCTTGAATCATTTCCCATGCCGGTACACCTAATTTATCTAATATTGCCCACTCATCTTCAGTTAACTTAGTAGATGGTTTGTCCATGATTACTTTTAATTTCTCCATATAAGCGTCTCCGTCACCCATAGAACGTACTTTATCACCATAAAACGCCTCTAAATCAGCATTTGTAAATCCAACCGATTCGTCACCAAATTGTTTGTTACCTTCAGAAATCCATTTTATTGTTGATAGAGGTATAATCTTTTCTCTTAATTGAGTCTCCCATTTACTTAACACTTCTTGAGCGATATCACCTAAGTTAACCCCTTTTAATTCTCTTTCACCTTTAAATGGATTACATGATGCTTGTACTAACCCCATTGGCCACGCAATTACTATAAAGTCAGCTTCAGGATTATTTTTGAATGGAGTATAACGGTCATAAGAACCCGGTTTAAACATTGAACCACCTCCGTATTGTACTATAATACCATCATCAACATAAACTTTATCACTATCTTTTTGTTTCTGTACGTAATCTTTTTGATTTAACGCCATCTCTTCAGGTAACGCATATCCTTTTTCTGCCGCCAATCTATTAATGTTTTGAAATATATTTAAAAGTGACGGTTGTGAAGACATTACTAAATCCTCCATAAACCCTGGTTTATTTTTATATGCTAACATAAGTTTGTTAGTTGCTAAACCTAAAGCCATTTTATTTTTCTGTAATGACTTATCCTTTTGTAATTTAAATACAAAATTCATTATGTCTTGTGGTTCTAACCCATACTTAGCGAAATCCGCAGAATCAACTGTAGATATTAATCTAATATCATCGGCAGTAAAGATATCGCTTGGTGACATTATTTGTGATAACGTTTCAACATTAGACCGTGATGACCTGAACGATGTTGATGTGTCGCCTTCCACACCTGTTTGACTATCATGGTGGTCAGTGTGTACAACAAACATTGGTTTTCCGTGAGCAAAGTCAACTAAAACCGGCATCGTATCTCCTTTAGCGTCTTGTTTCTTTACTGCGAACTCCTTATCACCATATTGTATTATTTCAGAATCAACAACTTTGATTCCGTTATTCTCTAAATAATTTTTCATAGCTAAAGCGGTAGTAACACCGTCTAAATCTTGATGAAAATATATTTTAGCTTTCTCATATCTCTTAGATAAATCGTTGATATTTCTTAATCCTGATTCTTTTAATAATTTTTTCATGATATAAACATATTTTTTTCTTTTGTTCTTCTATTTTTAAGACCGTCATTCGAGGACTTATATAATAGAATACTTTCTGCTGCTTTTTTATATTGACCTAACTTAACATATTGTATAAATCTTGACTTTCTAACTGATTCACATCCAGTATTAAAAACTAATGATATTAACGAATCAAATTGTCCTTGAGTTAACATATACGTTTTTAATTCTTTAACTTTCCATTCCCCTAAAAATCTTCTAACACAGTCGGCAGCCTCCGAAGCATCTTTATAAAGTAACTCTAAGGACTCTTTTTTAGTTATTACTAACCCCGGCTTTACGTCTCCACCTGTATGCCCATAACCTATTGTCCACACATCACTAGTGTCTTTATACGCCTTTAGTACAGGTTCTTTTATATTACCAATTGGTTTTTTAGGGTCACCTTCTTCAAATTTAATAAGGTCCCAAAACCCTTGGCTAGCTCTCATATTAGTACCGTCTTGTTTATCGGACTCACCTTCAATTAAATACATTTTATGTATTTGAGATACTTCCGACTCATTTATAAATAACTTTGACATAAAAACTTTTATTAATAAATATCTATAATAACAAAAAACCCCTCACTTTGTAGGGGTTTCAGTCATTAATGATATTGAACACGCTATGATATTATCAAACCACACTTTTTTAGGTCCATTTAATTTTTCTTTTTTAAATGTTTTTACGTGTCCGTCAGTTGTTACAATAGTAATTGAGTTCTCACTCTTAACGTTAATTTCTCGTATGTTCATCTAAAACTAACTTCAACTGTTTTTGTTCAGTTTGGTACGCCTTTATCCTTTCTCGAGCCACTTCACAGTAATTTTTACTGATGTCCATACCAATCCAAGGTCTACCTAACATTTCAGCCGCTAAACAAGTTGTTCCACTTCCGTTGAATGGGTCCATAATCACATCTTCTTTATATGAAAGAATTTTAATTGCTCTGTACGGTATATCTAATGAAAATGTTGCCTTCGTTTTTTGTCTTGTGTCTGCAAAATAATTCCACTGACCAAAGACTAAAGACATAAAATCTTTTTTATCTTTATCCTCATAGACTAACTTCTTTCGAAACTCACCTTCAATTTTTTCATTAGGAACCATTTGAAACTCACCTTTCCATTGAGGTGTTCCTTTAATATCTTTCTTATGTTTTTTCTTATAAGCGAGAATCACACACTCCTTAGGATTATAGATATATGGTGAAGATGGACTCATCCAACTACCCCAAGCAGTTGTCTTTGAGCGGTGTGGAGAATCTTCTTCTAAATCCACAATACCAAAGAAACCAAACCCAATCTCTTTCATTATCATCCAAAATTCAGCAGAAAAATATATTCTACCACCTTTTTTTTGTCTGTTAATCTCGTAAGGAATGTTTAGTGCGATACGACCATCATCTTTAAGTACTCGATAAGTTTCTCTTAACCATTCTCTCGTAAATTTCCAGTACTCGGCTATTTCTTTATCATCATCCCAACTATCATAATCAATACCAACACCATAAGGTGGACTTGTTACAACTAAGTCCACTGTTTTTTCGGACATCTCTGACATAAGTTTACGGCCATCACCGCAATAAATTTTATTTTTTTCCATTTTTTTCTATTGTTTTAATTCTTCTATCTAAAT